AGCAGCCGGCTCAGCCTGCTTGAGGAGCGCGACACCTATCGGGTGCTGCAGCGGTACATGATCGAGAACTTCCACCAGCCGGTGTTTGAGGCATGGCTCGAGATGGCGGTGCTCGGCGGTGCGTTGAGGTTGCCGGGCTATGAAACCAACCCCGACCGCTACCGGGCCAGTAAGTGGGTGCCAAGGAGCTGGGAGTGGGTGGATCCGCAGCGCGAGGTCGATGCCTACAAGGCGGCCGTGAGGTGTGGCTTCAAGACGCTGGCCCAGGTGATCAGCGAGCAGGGCGGCGATTTGGATGATGTGCTCGCACAGCGTCAGTCAGAACTGGCCAAGCTGGATGAGATGGACATCGTGCTCGACACCGACCCGAGTGAGGTGAGCCAAGCAGGCTTGACTCAAGTCAGACCAGCCGGCTCGTTTGATCAGTTTGGTGATACCGAATCGCCAATGGAGGAAGAGGAATACGAAGAGCTGTCGGTGCTTGAGGATCCACTGGAGGATCCAGAGGATTGATGGCGAACGTCAACGGCACCGAGATCGACCTGATGCCTACCGATGGGATGCGCACGGAGGCGGAGCGCTACCGCGAATGGAAGGCTGATGGCGAGCCGGGCGGCACCGAGGTGGCAGCGACGCGGGCGAGCCAGATCCTGTCGGGTGATGAGCTATCACCCGAGACCGTGATCACGATGGCGGCGTGGTTTGCGCGGCATGAGGTGGACAAGCAGGGCGAAGGCTTCAGCCCTGACGAGGATGGCTACCCATCGCCGGGCCGTGTGGCATGGGCGGCATGGGGTGGCGATGCTGGCCAGAGCTGGTCTAATGGCAAAGCGGATAGAATCAAGGCACTACAAGACAGAAGCGCTATGGAGATGGAGCGCCCCTATCCGAATGAGCACGCTGCAAGACTGACGGATCCCGATCAGTACGATTCGCTTCGCCGCGAAAATGGTGCCGGCGGTCCGGGCATTGACTTCATCTATGGCATCAAGGGAGGCGAAAGCGAGATCCAGGCGATCCGATTTAGCAGCGCGCAATACACCCCAGCCGAGGCGCGCAACTGGCTGGGCGAGCATGACTTCAATCCGATCATGTTTGAAGAGGCAACAGGCGACGGCGAACGTGCCGAACCAGGGGACCTATCCGAGGGTGACTTTGTGCAATGGGACAGCAGCGGCGGCACTGCTCGCGGCCGAATCGAGCACGTGATGCGCGAGGGTACGATTGGTGTTCCCGGGACCGAGTTCAGCATCGACGCCACCCCTGAGGATCCGGCTGCATTGATCCGCATCTACAGCGAAGGCGATGAAGGCTGGGAGCCGACCGAGGTGCTGGTTGGGCACAAGTTCTCGACGTTGACCAAGATCGACGCACTGCGGGCCATGCCGGGCATCGGCAAGTATCAACGCGCTGAACTGACCACCTTCGACGAGGTGGAGGATCGCACCTATGAGTTCCCGTTCAGCTCTGAGTTCCCCGTTGCTCGGTACTTCGGCAACGAGATCCTGAGCCATGAGGCCAACGCGGCCGACCTGAGCCGTCTGAACGATGGCGCGCCCCTGCTGTTCAACCACAACCCAGACCGTGTGATCGGTGTGGTTGAGGGCGCAAGGATCGACAGCAAAGGACGGCGCGGCTATGCGCGGGTGCGGTTCAGCCGCAACCCGTTCGCTCAGGAAATCTTGAGCGACGTGAAGGACGGCGTTCTACGGAACGTGTCTTTCGGCTACTCCATCGACAAAATGGAGGATCGCGGCAGCGGTGACTTTGTCGCCACTGCCTGGGCACCTTACGAGGTGTCAATCGTCAGCGTTCCTGCTGACAAAACCGTGGGCATCGGCCGCGCTTTGACGCCCACGGAACCCGCTGCTTCGGCAGCACCATCCCCTGATCCCCTTCCTTCAATGGAAACCAACGCCACCGATCTGGCCGTGGTGCGGGCCGAAGCCGTTGAGGCTGAGCGCTCCCGCATTGCTGAAATCTCTGCCCTGTGCGACAAGCACAAAATGGGCGAGCTGGGCCGCCAGCTGGTCGAGTCTGGTCGTTCAATCGACGAGGCCCGGGCTGCTGTTCTTGACAAAATGAACATTCCCCAGGAGAGCGTCAACATGAGCGCCGCCGATCTCGGCATGACCGTGAAGGAAGCCCGCAGCTTCTCCTTCCTTCGTGCCATCAACTACCTGTCCAACCCGACCGACCGTTCGGCCCGTGAGGCTGCTGCGTTCGAGATCGAAGCATCTGATGCTGCTGCTGCCAAGCTCGGCCGTCAGTCCCGTGGTATCACGATCCCCCAGGACGTGCTGCGTCGTGACCTGAACGTCGGCACTGCCACCGCTGGCGGCAACCTGGTCGAGACCATGCTCGACGCTGGTAGCTTCATCGACCTGCTGCGCAACGCTTCGGCTTTGGATCAAGCTGGCGCCACCGTGCTGACCGGCCTGACCGGCAACGTCGCTATCCCCCGCCAGTCCGGCGCTGCCACTGCTTACTGGGTGGCTGAGAGCGGCGCTCCTACCGAGTCGCAGCAGACCGTGGATCAGGTCAGCCTGACCCCTAAGACCGTGGCCGCTTACACCGACTACAGCCGCCGCCTGATGATCCAGTCCTCCATCGACGTGGAGAACATGGTTCGCGGTGATCTGGCCCGCGTGCTGGCGCTCAAAATCGACCTTGCTGGTCTTTACGGCACCGGCTCCAACAGCGAGCCCCTGGGTCTGAAGCTGACCACCGGCATCGGCACCGAGAACTTCGCCGCTGCTGCCCCTACCTTCGAGGAAGTGGTGGCACTCGAGAGCGACGTGGCAACCGCCAACGCACTGCTCGGCAGCCCTGTCTACCTGATGAACGCTGCCATGCGCGGCGGCCTCAAGACCACCAAGAAGGACGCCGGCTCCGGCATGTTCATCATGGAGGGCACTGAGGTCAACGGTTACCGCGGCGTGCTGTCCAACCAGGTGGCAGCTGGCGATCTGTGGTTCGGCAACTTCGCCGACCTGATCATCGGCTACTTCAGCGGCCTCGACATCATGGTGGACCCCTACAGCAACAGCACCAGCGGCACCGTCCGCGTGGTCGCAATGCAGGACGTGGACATCGCCGTCCGGCATCCTGAGTCCTTCAGCCGCGGCGCTGATACCCTCTGATGTTGATCCAGGTCCTACGGCAAACGATGCTGGCGGGCCAGGTGGTTCGTGTGGGAGATGTCCTTGAGGCATCTCCTACCGACGCCAAGCTACTGATCGGCATCGGCAAAGCAATCCAGACTGTCAAGGCGGCAGTCGAAACGGTTGAGGCAATCCAGCCTGAGCCTGCATCAAAACCCCAACTTCCTAGACGGAGGACTAAGCCATGACCATCCACAATCTTGGGACCAAAACTGAGGTCCTCAACTTCCTGCCCAATGATGTGGTGACAGCTACTGTCACCGCCAGCACCGCCATCGACCTGGTGGATTATGAAGGCGACATCGCCGTGATCCTTTGCGCCGAAGCAGGCGGCGCCAGCATCACCTACCTGGGCAAGCTGACCGAATCCGACACATCAGGCGGGACCTACACCGATGTGACCGGCGGCGCATTCACAATCACCACCGCCAACACCGCATCGGTTCAGAAAATCGCTGTCAACTCTGACAACACCAAGCGGTTCATCAAGGCAGTGGTTACGGTTGCAGGCGGCACTGGTGCCGGCGCTGTGACGATCGTCGGCCTAGGCTCCAAGAAGTACAGCTGATGGCGATTACGGAAGATCTGGACATCTTCCTGGCAGACTTCGGCGTCAGCTGCACAGCTGGCGCCGTTACTGCTAATGGGATTCTGGACATGCCGAGCCAGATCCTGAGCGACGGCATGGTGCTCAGCACTGACTACACGCTGACTGCGCGGGCGTCAAACTTTGGCAGCTTGATCCGCGGCAACGCGATCACGGTCGATAGCGTGGCCTACACGGTGCGCGAAACCTTGTTGATCGACGATGGCAAGTTTGTTCAGATCGCACTACAAAAAACATGAGCGGCCCATTCAAGGTCAACACACGCAGCCAGTGGTCGGCAACCAATCCAGTGCTGCTGGCTGGTGAGCCTGGCCTTGAGAGTGACACTGAGAACCTAAAGATTGGCGACAATCGGACGGCATGGTCTGGCCTGCCCTACTTCGGAAACCCTGGCTACTGGGGATCGTTTTGGGATGACACGTCGCAGGTGGCGGCGCTGGCTAACACGGCCTATGCGATCAAGCTGCGGCAAGTTGACACGTCAAGCCGTGGCACCAAGATTATCTCAAACGAGCAGATCACCTTCGATCATCCCGGCATCTACAGCATCACGTTCTCGATTCAATTCAGCAATACAGACAGCTCGATTCACGACATCAACGTCTGGCTCCGCAAGAACGGCACCAACGTGTCCGCTAGCGACAGCCGGTTCAGCATC